ATGGGGAAAACTCCTAGAAGGGCAGGTCGTCCTGGGGGCTGGGCTGCGCGCGGAGCCGGATGACGCCGAGGCTGATCAGCCCGAGGCGCTGGCGCTCCTCGGCCCACATGGCCTCCGCCTCGTCCTGGGCGGCGGCCTCCTGGTCCGCCATCCGGCCCGCCTCCTGGCGGGCGGCCCAGAGTTCCATGTCCTCTCCGCACGCCTCGAACTGCCGGTCCTCGTCGAACATGGCTACCTCTCCTGGCAGGCGCGCTTGCTGGCGCGCCGGGTGCGGGTTTCCACGGCCTTCTCGACCGCGTTACAGCCGCGGCGCGAGCCGTGGCCGTGCCGGATGTTCACCCGCTTGGCGTTCTTCCTCACTTGACGCTCCCGATGACGCCGGCGATGTACTGCGCGGCCTTCTCGATGACGCGCTGGATCATCGCGAGGTCCGGCGCCGGGATGTGGCGCGGCGCCCCCTCACGCGGGAAGGTGACCCGGTAGGCCGCGCGGACGGCGGCCAGCCCGGCCTCCGGCGCGCCCTCATCGAAGAGGCGGCCGGCGGCGCGGAAGGCTGCGGACTCGGATGCGGTATAGGGATTCATTTTCTCTCCTCGGTCGGTTCGGCCGACCGTGAAGAGACTATAGCACGGGCTTTCGAGCTTTGCAAGCTTTGCGATGAAAAAAGATGCATCCCCCCTACGAATCACTACGCAGCGGCAGGCTCCGGCTTGGCTGGGGGCGCCAGGATGGCGCCGCGGTCGAGGTGGAACGAGCCGCCGCACTCCGGGCACGTCACCTCAACGTAGGCGTCCTGGGCGGCCCTGCTCCGCTCGCCGAAGGCGGTGGCGTGCGCCTGGGTGATGCTGTCCACCTGGGCCTGGGTGGGGGTAGCCGCGTCGAAGTCGATGTTCAGCGCAGCGTTGAGGGTTGCCGGGTCGAAGTAGGCGGACATGGACTCGGCGGCATCGGCGATGGTGCGGAGTTCCTGGGTCAGCGCCTCCATGTCCCACTCGGCCAACTCGGAGGTCTTGTTGTCCGCGATGCGGTAGGCGGTGATCTTGTCGGCTGGGAGGTCCACGACCACCACGGGTACGGAGGCGAGCCCGAGCGCCTTGGCCGCCTTGTAGCGGGTGTGACCCGCCACGATGGTCCCCTCGGCGTCCACCAAGATCGGGCTGTTGAACCCGAACTCCAGGATGGACTTCTTGACGGCCTCCACGGCGCCGTCGTTCTTCCGAGGATTCCGCCAATACGGTTTTAGGCTGGCGAGCGGTCTGTTCTCAACCTTGAGCGTCGGCTTCTTGGTCACGTTGCGTTCTCCTTCTCCCACTTCTTGCGGATCTCGATCTGCCGCTTGGTTTCCCACGAACGTCGGTACTCCACGTCGTTGAACAGCTTGCTGAACCCGGTGACGTGCTTGAGCCGCACCAACTCGTCCGCCTCCAGCCCAAGCTCCGCGCAGATGGCGGCGTCCTCCCAGCCGTTCTCCAGCATGGCGAACACCATGTTCGCCATCCCGGAGATGGAGTGCTTGCCGCGCGCACGGTTGTGCCGGACGGTCGAGGCCATCCGGTCATTGATCGGCTTGTCGATGACCACGACGGGCACCATCCCGTGCGTACCTTCCCGGAGGTCCGGCGAGAGCCGCAGCGTCGTGTAGCGGTGGAACCCGTCCACGATGACGTAGCGCCCGTGCTCCTCGTCCCGAACAACCACGATGGGCTGGGTCATCCCGTCGTGCTTGATGCTGACGTACAGGAGCCGCATCTCGTTCTTCGCCACCGCGTTCGGGTTGTAGTCGTTCGCGCTGACCTCCTCGATAGGCACCCAGATCACTCGGTCCACGGGCTGGGCAGCGTGGGGGGCGAGTTCATGCAGCTCCGCCTTGAGCGCGTTGAGGTAGCCGGCCCGCTTCACCGGGTCATCCCCCAACGCCGCGAGGTCGGCCTTGATGGTGTCGAGCGCGGTCATGGCTTGGCTTCCTCCGCCGCCTTAGCGGCTTTCGCGGCTTCCCGCCGCGCCTTGTTGGCAACCCGGTGAGCCTTCCAGACCTTCGCGTTCTGGGGGGCCGCCTGGAAGTTGGACATCTTCACGCCCTCCCAATCGTTCGTCAGGATGCTGGCGATGTGCGCCCGGTAGAGGCCGTCGCCGCAGGACTCGCCGAAGATGGCCTCCTGGCTGCGGAACCACTTACTCATGTTCTCCCGCCACTCCGGCACCAAGATGAGGTTGTCGAAGAGGTAGTCGCGGTACTCCCGCCAGGACTTGAACATCGGCGGCAGCGTTCGCACGAAGTAGTCCGCCGTCCCGAGCTTCCCGGCCATGTCGATGCCGGCGATGCGCTGGGTGAGGCGCTCATACGTCTCCGGCTCCACCTCTTGCATGTAGAATAGGCTGTTCACCGCCGTTTCGTGGTGGACGTTGGAGACGCGCATCCGAGCCAGCGGCACGCCGTAGGCGTACTGCGCGTCGTAGATGGCGTTGTAATGCCAGCCGTTGTCGTGGATGGCCTTCCACACGTCGGGCGTCCCCCAATCGTAGATGGGGTGGAACGAGTAGCGCCGGGTCTTGTGCGAGATGATCTTGCCCCAGGTAGCGCCCCTGTACGTTTCGTAGCTGGTGAGCCCGAACATGCGGTTACTGGACTCGTCCGCCCGGAGCCCGGTGATGTAGCAGGCGCTCTGCCCCGGGAAGGATTGGGCCAGGACGGCATCGAACAGCGCGGCGAACCGCTCCTCCCCAAAGGTGTTCTCCTTGATGGAGCAGGACTCCTTGGGGCGCATCCAACGGTGCTCCTCCTTCGGGTCCCAGCACTGGAGCCAGTGGTCTACCGTCGAGGTCGCGTTGAACAGCTTGAACGGCATCTGATACCAGAGCGGCGTCACGTCGGGCCGCTCCATGATCAGCCGGATCTGGTCGATAGTAGCCTGCCACTCCGCCTCTTGGTCCAGGAACATCACCTTGAGCGGGAGCCGCTTCTTCTCTGCCGCGACGAGCATGGCAAGGTTGAAGACGACAGTAGAGTCCTTCCCCCCAGAGACGTTCACGACCACGTTCTCGAACTCATCGAACAGCCAACGGATGCGCTTGAGCGCCGCCTCGTAGACGTTCAGCCTGCCGTAGATTTTCACTTGGGCTCGTCTGGGAAGAGGTCCAACTGCACGGCTACCGGCTTGACCCGCTCACGGTTGAGGATCGTTGACTCCTCGATAGAGACTTGCTCCATCGTCCAGTACCGCCAGCCGTCGAGTTCCAGATAGTGCTTCGGCTTGCCCACCATGCGCTTGTACTCGCCGCGGGCGATCACCTCGGTTGCGAAGGCGTCGAACTCCGCCGCCGGCACCGTCTTGGCCTTGACCAGATACTCGTGGGGGAACTGAGGCATCGTCTTGGCGAACCTCCAAGGGTACTTCGCCACGAAGGCGCGCATCGCTTCATCGGTCACGGCTTCCCCAAATCCCGGGCGATCACGCCGATGCAGTGCTTCACGAAATCCGAAACGACGAACTGCTTGCCAGTGGCGTGAAAGACGCGGGCCGCCTTCCCGTAGCCACAGGTGAAGTCGCCGACGCATCCGTAGTCGTGGGCTAGCTGCGCGATCAGCGCATCGCTGGTAGGCGCAACGATAGGCGACTCCACCCTGTAGCCGATGCACAAGAACCCGCTCGGGTAGCCGTTGGCTGCAATCGGGTAGGAGAAGCTTGGCTTGGGCAGCCGGCGCGACTCCGACTTCCCTGTGAGGATGTAAGTCGGGGCCTCCAGCCCCTCTAGAACCTCGCCGAGCCGCTGCATGAACCGCGGGTACTGGCGCCCGTCCATCACTCCAGCGCGTTCGTTGAAGACCTTGAAACCCGCCTGCCACGGAGGCTCAAGGTAGAACACGTCGCACTTCTTGTAGATGTCCGGGAGCGGAACCATCAGGTCATGCGCGAAGGCTACGGAGCCGTTCGGAAGTGCGAAACGTTCGAGGTCGGGCGCGCGCTCAACCGTGCCGTGCGTCAGGGCGGTGTGATAGGGCGCGGCAAGCTTTGTCATAGTGCAACCCTTGGAAGGTCGGGCGACATGATGGACTTGGTTTCGCCGAAGGCGCGGCGATAGCTCTCAGACTGTCGAACGCCGGCGTGCCCAAGGGTCGAGGGGATGCCTAGATGCTGCACGATGGACGGCGCCTGAACCAAGATCGGCACCTTCTTGAAGTCGAGGTACTCACCCAACAGCGTGTCCGCCCAGCGCGCGGTCGCCGGCATCTCCGGCCGCCGGGCATAGAACCCGAAGCTGTACTCTAGCAATCCAAGGATGACCTCAGACGGGAGTGCAACGCACAGGTTGTAGGTAAACGAGCGCCCCGGCTGAACCCGCCACCGCTCACCGCGGTCCATCATCTCCAGATCCCGGTTGGACCGCGAGAAGAACGAGATTGCAGCCCCCCGCTTCTCCGCCTCCTCGATACCGCTGCGCAGCGCCGCACCAAAGCCTACGGCCGGATAGGCGTCGTCCTCCAGCGTCACCACCCACCGCTGCCCACGAGACGCGGCCATCTCCAAGATGGTCGGGAAGTCTTTGCGGAAGTCTGGGCCGCCGCCGACCCGCACGACCTGTTCAACGCCGGGCAGTTCGTAGGCAAGCCGCTCACGAAGCCCGCGACTAGCCGTTGCACGCTGCGGCATCGTAGGAAGCGCAAGAATCACCGACCGGCCTCCTGGTAGCCCTTCTCGCGGAGCCACCCGATGAGCCGCTCCAGCCGGGACGGCCCCAACTCCGTGCCGATGAAGTCCAGGCGCATCTTGTGTGCAACCCGGGAGGTCATCCCGAGCCCGGCGCACTGGTCGATGACGTAGGCCGGCTTGCGCGGGAGCCCCTGCAAGACCGTCTGGATCACCTTCTCGCCAGAGAGGTCAGTCGGATCCGTCGCGATCTTGGACGGGCCGAAGTGCAGGAGGGCGTTGGGCGCCTTCTTCCCGTCCGCCCGCTTGGACCCGTACCGGATCACCCATTCGCTCTGAAGCGGCCAGCGCCAGCCTTGGCAGCGCCGGATGGCGTGCAGCAGCGCCTCCTTGTGCTCCGGGATGACGCCCTGCTCGGCGAAGACATCGGTGGGGTTTGCCCGGACGACGCTGCGGCACCAGCCATCGAGGAATAGGTTGAAGCTCGTGACGGGCGCCACGCCCGCGCCGGTACGAAACACCTTCTCGATGCCGGGGTTCCAGGGAGGGTCGCAGTAGACGACTCCGCCCGGCCGCCCTGCAACAACCGATGCCAGGATCTCCGGCCCGCCGTTGGTGTGATCAGCGACGGCAACCCGCTGGGTCAAGGCGCCGTTCTTGAACTCCCGAATCATGTACGCTCCGGCGAGGAACTTCTGATGCGCATCTATAGCACCTTGAGCCGTCCGCCGTCCACGGCCCAGCGAACCGCCGCGGGCAGGCGCGCAGCGAGGTCCGGGCTGTGCGTGATCACGATGATCGCCCGGTCGGTGGCGAGGTCGCCGAGGACATCTGCGACCGCATCGACGCCCGCCGGGTCGAGCGCGTCGAACACCTCATCGAAGAACAGCGTCCCGGGGACGGTGCCGTGGGCGGCTGCGGCGATCTCGGATAGGGCGAGCAGGACCGAAACGTCTACCCTGCGCCGCTCACCGCCGGATAGGCTGTCGTACTCCCGCATCTCGTGCCGGGACGTGCCGCACCGGATGGAAATGGCGTCGGACACGCCGCCGGCCTTCTTCTCCGAGTACGGAGAGAACTGCACCCGCATGAGGTCGCCGGAGAGCCGGGAGAGCCACGCAGCCGATGCATCCTCCAGCCCGGATAGGGATTGCGCGAGGACGTGCGCGCGCACGCCGCGGAGCCCGAGGACCGTCCCAACTGCATCGAGCGTTGCTAGCCGGGCGTCCGCAGCCGCCACCTCTGCGACCTCAAGCGCCACAGAGCCGCGGGCTGCATCCCGCTCCTTGAGCGCCCGGGCATGGGCGGCCTGAACCCGCCGGCTGGCGTCCGCCGCGAGAACCGCAGCCTTTGCAGCCACCCGCAAGGTGGTAGCCTGGGTGCGGAGCGTGTCGGCCTCCGCGTCCAACTCCTCCGCGTCCGCCCGGTAGGTCGCCGCGCTTGCACGCGCCGCACGCTCCGCCTCTTGGGCGCGTGCATGCTCCGCCTTGATGGCGGCTGCGAGGTCGGCGACGAGCGCCGCCGGTACGGATTGCTGGCACGTCGGGCAGGCCGAGCGCCCAGAGAGCGCCCCGAGCCGCTGGGTCATGCCGCGGAGGTCGCCACCCTTCTCCACGGCGCCGGAGAGCGCCGTCTGCTCCGCCGCGCGGGCACTACGGGCTTCTTGGCCCGCCCGGTGAGCGAGCGCCTGGATCCTGTCGGCTTCCGCGGCCAGCGCCGCGGGGTCGCCGGCGGGAGGCGCGGCTGCGAGGTCCGCCTTGGACCGGGTAAGGGCAACCTCGGCCGCCTCCAGGGTTGCGCGTGCCGCCGCGAGGGCACGGTCGGCCTTGAACCGCCGCTCGTTCACCGTCTTGCCGGCCGCCCGGCAGCGGTCGAGGGCTGCATCGAAGCGGTCGAGCCCGAGCAGCGACTCTAGCAGCCGCTTGCGCTCGCCGTCCGTAGCGGTCGAGAAGTGTGCAGCGTCCTGGGAGGAGAAGACGTGGGTGCGGCGCCACACGTCCCAGGAGCCGATGACGGCCTCCAGAGCTTCCTGCGCCTTAGTGTTCGTGTCGTACCCAGCCGAACTCGCGTGAGCGGTGGCCCAGGATAGCCTGACCTTCCCGCCGTCCCGCTTGCGCTGGGAACTGACGCCGAAGCCCTCGACGCTGACGAGGCCGTCTGTATCGGACCGCCACGGCACCGCCCCGCGGAGCGTCTTGCCCCAGAGAGCGTAGCTGACAGCCTCGATGAAGCTGCTCTTGCCGGAGCCGTTCGAGCCGACTACCGCGACGATACCGGAGGTCGGGACGGCCACCGAGGTCGCGTCGTGAGCCGTGAACCGGGACATCCCGATCTTCGCGATCTTCATCACACCCTCCAGTTGAGCGTCGGAAGCGTCATGCTCGGTGACGACTCAGCGAGAACCGCCATCTTGGTGAGGTCGTCCAGTTCGAGTCCTTCAACGCCGTGTTCGAGGAGCGTGCAGAAGAGGTCGCCAGCAGCCGCTAGGAAGGTCACGCGCCGGGTATCTTCCCAGGTGAACGTGCGCGGGCGCCGGTCCTTCAGGACCATGCGGAGCGCGCCGAGGACCGCCCGGATGTGCTTGCAATCGACCCGCCGGTTAACGCCGCGCGTCCAGGCCGGGCAGGAGCATCCGAGCTTGCCGTGACTTTCGCCCTCGGTCTGAAGGCACACGTTGTACGGGTTCCGAGAAGTACCGCTCACGCTGGCGACGTGGATCCAGGCCATCCTAGCCTCCCAACTCGCCCCGCACTCGTTCGCGCGGGACACCGGCCTTCTCTAGTTGGCGGAGCAGGATGGCGGCCTTGTTGCCGCGGAACTCCGAGGGGCCGTGAAGCACCACGGAGATGAAGGCGCCGTCCGAGGCGCGGCGCCATACGCCGTGCCCGGAGCGCCGCCTCTGCTGGACGAAGCCCAACCGCTCCAGGAACGCGAGTAGTAGTGGCCGCTTGATCATCGCCATCAGAACGCTCCCATGCGGGCGGCGACGTACCGCTCCTGCAACTGCCGGTCGGTGAGCCGGCCGGCCTCGAACTCCGCGCGAACGCGCTTGGCCTCCTCAACCCGGCGCACCGTCTCCTCCGGGAATAGGCCGTACATCGCCTCGATGTCCTCGATCACCATCACCAACTCTGTGTTCATCCCGCCCACTAGAACGCCCCCGCGACCGCAAGAACGTACCCGGTGACCCGATCCTCGTCCGTGATGCAGCCCTCGGCCCACTGGTTCTCGACCGCCAGCAACTCGGTCACCCGCCGGGCGACCTCCGCGGCCTCCAGGCCCGGGGTCGTCTGGATCTCTTCGATGGCGGCCTGCGTCTCGATATCCATTTTCTCTCCTTCGGCCGGGTCCGCCCGACCGTGAAGAGACTGTAGCACGGGCTTTCGAGGTTTGTCAACCTTTCGATTGGTCCGTTTCCAACAAAAAGAGGATGCAGGCCCCAGCGTGGGCGAGGTGCGGCAAGCCCGACTCGGGGTCGGTGGACTCGCCGAGGTGCCACGCGACCAGATGCCGGAGTGCCGCGGCGAAGTACCTGGAGCGCGCGTCTGGAACCTTCCTCCAGTTACCGGGCGCATATTTCTGGGCTCCGTAGGCGAGCACCTGGACGATGGCGCGCGTGCCGGCCCACGGGAGGAGATTCCAGGGGTCCTTCCCGCTGTCGTACTTGGCACCATCCACGATTGGCTTCGCCGCCATCAGTTCGCGCCCTCGACCGGCCCACCCGAGATCGGCGCGAAGCTGGCCGGCTGCTGGTTGTTGGTGTGCTCCCATAGACACTGCGCGTGGAGGTGCAGGAGGTCGGCGGCCACCACGGCATCGCGCAAGTAGCCCGGTGCGCGGATCTGGCCGTCCGGGTCCACGATGGGGCCGCGCGACTGTACGATCCGCGTCAGACCGCCGTCCTCGCCGACGATGCCGATGACGATGCCAAGGCAGCGGCCATCTCGGATGGCGGCCTCGGTCACCTCGATCATGTGCCGCGCAAACTCCCGCGCCCTGTTGGTCTTCTCCACGTCGAGAATGTACTTCGGGTCGTCGATCATCATGTGCGCCACCTACCCGGCTGCGAGGAACCTGCGCGCTTCTGCGAGAACCGCTCCACGGTCGATGCCCTCGGCGAGCGCCATCGACCCTACGAACGCTGCGAGAACTGTGTCGAGCCCGTCACTACCGGCCGAACGAGCGCGGGCTGCGGCGCCCCGGGCGGCTGCGCGGGCCGTGTCGGCGGCACCCGTGGTGTCCGCGACTACGGTGCAGGCGCGGAGCTTTCCCTCCGCCACCAACTGCGCGGCCAGCACGCCGGCCTCCGCCAGCGACCCGTCCGGGCCAACCGACCAGCGGACATAGACCCGGTTGGCGCCGGCGCTGTCTGCCGCGTCCTGTACGCCGGCTGCATCGGAGACGTTCAAGAACCTCGGGCCGGGCACTACGATCCTGGTGAGCTTCCCGCCCGGAACGGCATCGTAGACGATGAGCGAGCCGTAGCTCGACATCCCGAGGTTGTCCCACCCGGTAGGGGTCAGCGACCCGATCTGGCACACGTCGAGCCCGCCCACCTTCCAAGCCTTGAACCCGTGCCAGTTGCCGGCGAAGAACCCGAACAGGCCGTGGGATGCAGCGAACGGCTGGAGCGCCGCGACCTCGATAGCGTCGTGCGCCTTCGCCATGTGGACTTCGGTGTATTCGTCGATGAGCCCGGTGTGGGTCACCACGACCCGGGATGGGCGGGTAGCCGGGCCGAGCGCCTGCACCTCCGCCGGGATCCACTTGCGCGCATCTCCCGGCTGGAAGGGGATCAGGACCAACTCCGACTCGCCGACGCCGACCACGGTCGTCTTCTCGATGACCTGGACGTGGGGGATAGCGCGGAGCGGCCCTAGCGCGTTGTCGCCGCCGGCGGTGCTCTCGATGTCGTGGTTCCCGGTCAGGATGAACGTCGGGATAGCGGCCGACTCCAGCGCCTCTTGCGCGAGTCGAACGATCTGGGGCGACGGGCAGGCTACATCGAAGAGGTCGCCGGCGATGATGAACCGCTCGCAGCCGGCGCGGCTCGCCCGCACCATCGAGTCTGCAAGAGTGGCGGCGACCTCCCGAGCGCGGTCGTTGACGCCCGCGAAGACGGGGCCGCCGCAGGCGCGGTGATTTCCGAGATGGATGTCTGCGACGAGTCCGAGCTTCACGGGGCCTCCACGGCTGCGCGAACCGCCCGGTATTCAGTCCGAGCCGCCTTGCCTCGCGCACACCCGGCGTCTGCCCGCGAGGAGCATGCGTAATAGACGCCCCGCAGGTTGGCCGGGCTTTTACGCTGACCCGGCAGCTTCCGCACCCGCGCGAAGTTGATGTCGCGCCCGCAGCCGCAGATGCACGGCACCACCGTTGAAAGCGCGACGGTAAGCAGCGCCGGCGGCATCGGCGCAAACTCGATGCGCCAGCGCGGCTCTGAGGCCCCATCCCGCCCGTAGTACTCGATCCGCATGAACGGCTTGAGGGCCGGCCATAGCGGGTGCTTTAGGATGCTCATGGGACCACCTCCGCCGCAGGTACAGGCTCCTCGGCCGGCGGTGCGGCTACCGCGGACCAGCCGAGCTTGGCGCGCGCCGCCTCGTAGTTGGCGATGGTGGGCCTGGACGACTCCGGGAGCGCGCCGACCTCCTTGGCATGCTCGCAGAGGCTCCACAACTCGTCCCAACCGTGCGCGAAGGTGAACCGGATCTTAGCTTCCCGGTGCGGAACACAGTGGCGGTTCTTGATCGTCTTGAAGCTGGGAAGCTGCCCAATGATCTCGTCCTTGAGCTTCACCTTCTCGCCGGGGTAGAGGCGCACCCGAAGGGAACAGTGGAACTTGGGCGCGTCTCCGCCCGGGCAGTAGGTTGGGTCGCCGAAGGCAACTCCGACCTTCTTGCGGATCTGGTTCACGAACATGACGTGGGCGCGGGCGCGCATAGCCATCGTGGTCAACCCGCGGACGAGCTTGGCTACCTGCCCGGCCTTCTTGCCCATCGCGTCACCGGAGAGGTCGCCCTCGATCTCCGCGTTGGTCGTACTGCCGCCGATGGAATCGTAGGCGATGAGCGCCGGCACAGACCCGTCTAGCGCGCCCGCAGCCGCCAGCATCGCCGGAACGTACTCCTCCAACGAGTCGGCCTGTACGAGCATGACCCGCTCTGGGTCCACGCCAAAGGTCGCCGCCCGCTCCTCGTTGAAGCTGTGCTCCGCGTCACCGTAGATCCCGATGCCGCCGAGCCGCTGCACCGCCGCGATGGCGGCCATCACAAGCGCCGTCTTTCCCGCACCCTCCGGGCCGGACCACTCGCTGCTACGCCCAACCGCCAGCCCGCCGACGCCCAGGAGCCAGTGGTCGAGGACCGACAGCCCGAACGGAATGACCTCGCCGGCCTCCGACCGCACGCCGCCATCGGACAGCCGGACGGCGAACTCGGGACGCTTCAGCTTGTCGTGTACAGCCTTGAGCGCGAGGTCTAGCGCGCGGGCAGCGGCCTTGGTTGGCTTGGACTTCTCGGTCACGGGAACCTCCAGAACGAAATAGGCGGCGCCCCCAGGCTACGCCGCCCTACCAGCCTCGCGGATACGCCGGTGGTGGGGGCACCGCCGGCGCTACCTGGGAAGGCCCGGAACGCTACGCTAGGCGCAGCGCCCGCTAGTCCTGATCCTCGTTGGCGAGATCCTGCGCCGTCCTCCGCACCGCCGTGTTGGGGGCCGCCGGCCTGGACGGCGCGGCGCCGAGGCGCCGGGCGGGCGGACCGACCGGGCGGGCCATGTCCGCGGGGTCGTCGATGCCGAGCATCTCCCGGATCTCCGACGCGGACCGCACCAGCGCGTACTGGTCGAGGTCCGGCTGGATGTCGATCCAACCGAGGTCGCCGAGGGGGCTCTGGTGCCGCGCCGGGCGCACCGAATACTTCGTGTCCATCATCGAGCCGGACTTCTCGATCACGATGTCGTAGCCCGTGTCCGGGAGCGTGAAGTCGCCGCCCGTCTCCTCGTCCCGCGCCAGCGCGAGCAGCGGGTCGTACACGGTCTTCCCGAAGGCGAACTTCTGCGGACCCGCCTCGATGTTCGCCCTGTCGATGATGCACGCGAAGACCCGGAGCTTCGCCGCCATCTTGCCGGCGACATCGCGGTCCGCCGCCACGCCCGTCTTGCGGAGCGCGTCGATGAACTCGCAGATCGGACAGGGGAGCTTCTTCATCTGCCGCGGGCAGACAACGCTGGTGCCCTTCTGCTCACCCGGCTTCGTGTAGAAGTGCTGCCACACCCGAACGAACGGGGTGTCTTTGCCCGGCCGCGGCGGGAGGAAGCGGACGAGGTTGCGCCCGTCCGCCGGCTTCCAGAAGTCGCCGCTGCTCGACTTCGCCAGATCCGCCGACTCCGCCGCCATCGACTCCGGCGTCCAACGTCCGTACTTCACGATCTCGGTTCCCATACTGCTCCTTTGCCCTGGGCCTTGGCCCTCGGCTTGTGGTGCCCCTACTGCCCGGCGCGGAACGGGGCATGACCGCGCCGGTGAACTTGTCTAACCGCGAACCGACCTGAGAAGCGGGTCGGACATCTCGCTGCGGAGCTTCGCGCCGAGGCTCTGGAGCATGTCCTTCTTGGCCTCCAGCGCCCCGACGAGGCCGCGCAGCCTCGTGCGCTCGACCTCCGCCTCGATCTCCGCCAGCCGCGCGGAGCCGTAGGTGGGGTCCGTGATGACGTTGGCCCGCACCTCGTCCACGGTCGGCTTCCCGCCCATCGCCTTCAGCTTCTCCCGCATTTCCAGCATGAGGCTCGCCTCGGTCCGCTCGCTGTCGAGCTTCGCCAGGAGATGCGACTTGTGCGCCTGGGCGTACCGCTCGTTCCAGTAGGCGAGGTCTGCGGGAACCCGGATGAACTCCTCGTCCAGCGCCTCCGGCTCGACGTTCGCACAGTCGTAGAGGTAGGAGTCCACGTCGATCTGGTGGCCGGGCGGGCCGAGTTTTTTCGTTGTCGGAGTAGGCATACCTATCTCTTACGCAGTGGGGGCCGTTTTACACCGCCCGGCTGACATTTTTTACGGTGGCGTCCCGCCACTTGTTCCAGGACATCATCGAGCCCCATGTGAGCCCGACCTTCACGTCTACATCGAGGGGGATGCCGCCGGAGTCCCACGAGAGCATGGCAGTCTTCACCGCGTCGATGACCTCCGCGGCGTCCACCTCGCAGCACTCCAACAGGAGCGAGTCGTGGATGGGGAGAAGCAGCTTGGCCGGCAGGCCCTCTTCGTCGATGAGCCGGACGACCTCCGCGATGGATCGGACACAGAAATCGGAGCCGGTTCCCTGCACCCGCCCGTTGTACGCCCCCCGCTCCGCGGTGCCGCGCATGTTCTCGTCGCCGGAAGTGATGTTCCAGAGCGGCCGACGCCGGGCTGGGCGCCCCTCCCACCAAGTTTGCAGGTAGCCGGCGCGCCGGGAGAAGGCAACGCTGTCCCGGATCCACTTCCCGAGCGTCTTGTACTTCCCGATGATGGCGTCGAGAGCGGCCTGCGCGACCTCCTTGGAGCACCCGAGCGTCTGGGCCATCGCCCAGGCGCCCTTGCCGTAGAGGGCTGCGAGGCCGATGGGCTTCGCCTCCTGCCGCTGGTCCTTCGTGATGGTGACCTGTCCGTCCGGGCCGAGCGGAGCCTTGGGCCAGAGGTACGGCTGGACAAGGCGCGCCGTCTCGCCGTGGAAGTCGCGTCCATCTACGAAGACCCGGATCAGCGCGATGTCGCCGGAGAGCAGCGCCGCAACGCGAGGCTCAAGCTGGCTGTAGTCAAGCTCGACGAGGACGCGCCGCGGGCCGGCGATGATGCACCGGCGGATCATCTGACCTTCGGGAGAGTCCGCCCGGGGGACGTTCTGGAAGTTGGGGTCCTGCATCGAGGTGCGGCCTGTGCCGGCACCATCGAGCAGGATGTACCCGTGAGCGCGCCCGTCGATGCCGATGGACCGCTCCAGACCCTCAACGTAGGTTCCGCGGAGCTTCTCTAGCCGTCGATGCTCCAGGATGTCATCGACGCATGGGTGCTTGCCGCGGATCTTCTCTAGCGCGTCCTCCGCGGTCGAAGGTCGGTTGGAGCTTGTCAGGACCGCGCAGGGAAGCTTGAGGTCGTTGTAGAGCAGCTTGGCAACCTGCTGAGGACTGTTCCAGCAGAAGCCCTCGGGAACGTAGGCCGCCAGCCGCGCGTCAACCTCTTGGAGCCGCGCATCGAGGTGCGCCCGGACAATCTGCACCGCGCCGGCGTCGATTCCTACGCCCCACTCCTCAACGCGCTGCACCGCCGGAACGGCGTGTCGAAGGATGCGCTCCCAGACCCACGCCTGCCCGACGTTCTCCGGCTCGGCCAGCTTGTCCCGGCACCACTTCCATAGCCGGGCCGTCACGAGTGCATCCCGGCCGTTGTACCGGGAGCCGATGTCCGGCGGGAGCAGCCCGAGTGCGTAGGAGCGCGCCTCGGAGCCCTTCACCGCGGCCATCTGGAACGCCAGGGCTTCAACGTCTACGGGGACGTGCGGGAAGAACCGCGCGGAGGGCGGGAGTCGATTGGACGCCGCCGCCTTGGCGCGGGACTTCAACTCCGACCGCACCGTCTTGGAAATGCGCTCAACCTCCGCGTCCGCCTCCTCCTTGTGGCCGCCCAACCCGACCAACTCCGCCATGCTGGCGAGGTCGCCGTCCGCGTCCGCTTCCAAGAGCTTCCGCTGAATCCGAACATCGACCTCCTGCCCGCGAACCGGAACGCCGAGCCCGCGGCGAACAGCGTGAACATCGACCGCTAGGTTGGAGCCGACCTTCTTCACCGCGGCGTCTTGCATCAGGATCTTGAGCGGTTCTGCCGTCGATAGGTCCGCCAGGGCGTAACCGTCCCAGACGTAGACGTGTTCCGGGCCGTCCTCCTGACAGACGGCTGCCGCTAGGTTAGTCATGTAGAAGCTGCGCCCGTAGGGCCGCCCAATCCACTCACAGTCGTAGGCGAACCGCCCGTGAACCCGGAGCGCGCTGACGGCCTCCGCAGCCTCCGCCGCGGTCTTGACCATCGAGTAGGTCGCCGAACAGGGCTCCGGCGGGTCGTAGGTGACGGCCCACTTGAGGTCGGCCTCCAGCGCCTCCGACAGCAGCCTGTTCCGATTCGCCTGACCGGCACCCAGCACTACGAACACCGGGATGCCGCTGCCGGTGAGTGCATAGGACCGCCGCGCGGATAGCGGCTGCACGCGCCGGCCGAGCACAGCCTCGGCTGCGGTCGCCCCGAAGCACACGATCCGGTCCGGCTTCAGGTCCTTCACGATGTTGGCGAGGTAACCGCGGCACGCCGCAACCATCGACTCATCGACCTCGGTAGCGCCCGGAGCGCAACGCACCGCGTAGTTGATGATCAGCCGGGTGTTCGGCGGAGTAACGCGGAGCGCCATCTTCCAGATGAAGTTCGACAGCCCGCCAGCGTCGATGGAGCCTACACGGTCTTCCTCCCGGGACGGTTTGTCGCTGACTAGAAGCACGCCGCCCGCACCTTCGCGGGATGCCTGGGTCGCGATGCAGACCGTAGTGGCGCCGGCGCCGAGGGAGCAGAGGGAACAGTGCTCGTCGCGGTCGAGGGGGGTAGCTCCGTCGATGGCGACGGAGCTACCTCCCAGTGCGAGCGGTCTGCCGGGTAGGTACAGCGGGAGCCGCGCGCCCATCGACTAGCCGGCGGCCAGGGTGCCCGACTCGGCGGCGACGATCTCCAGGACCCGAGCGACCCGCTCGTCCATCTGGGCGATCTTGGCGAGCTTGGGCACGTCCGCCCGCAGCGCCTCGCAGACCGCGACGAGCAGCCGGCGCCCCTTCACGCCCCGGTCCTGGAGGAGAACGACGACCTGCTTGATCGTCATCGCCGCAAGCGCCGCCGCCGGGTGCGCCTCCTTGACGCCCGAGATGATCGCGCTGACGGCCTGCGCGTCCGGCTCGCCCTCCCGGTCCAGCCGCTCGCCCTCGGTCATCTCCGGGACCTTCGCCGGCGCTGCCGCCGGGACGATGGACAGCGCCGGGGCGGGCGCCGGAACCTCCGCGACCTTCACCGGAACCGTTGGCGCCTCGGGAACGGCCTCCGGGGCCTTCTGGGGCGCGATTGGCGTGACGACGGGTGCGGAGGCCGCCTTGGGCGTCCGCGGCTTCCTGGGGGCCTTCGCCGGCCGCGGCGCGGCCTTCGCCGCCTTGTAGATCCGGCTGCGCTCCACGGCCTCGATCAACTCCCGGGCCTCATCGAACGAGCCGAGCTTGATCACGAGGAAACCGCCACCCGTGCTGGTGCCGGAGTCCTGCGGCGCGGCCTTCCAATCGGCCTGCCGCGTCTCCTCCGCGGACCACTGGATCGTGCACTGCGCTTCCTGGAACGAGAGCTTCATCGGGTTCTCCTTGCGGCGAGGGCCGCGGGGCTACTTCACTCTTCCGCGGGTGAGGTCGAATTACACCGGGTCATCGAAAAATAGATTCACGCGCCTCGGACAGAAGCCACGCGGGGTCTACTTGGTCAGGGTCTTTCTTGGGTGGGAGCCGGACGGAGCCGGCGCGCAGGCCCTCCAGCCGAAGGCGGAGCCCGAGCGTCCAGCCCTCTTCCCACGCATCGCCGTCCAGCACAACACAGATTGGCCGGCGGGCCGTCCACTTGAGCAGGCTGATCTGGTCCTCGGTCGGCTTCCCGAGCACCGCCGCTGCATCGCCGGCGAACGGGAGCGCGTCGAACACACCCTCAACGAGAAGGCACGGCGTGTCCGTCTCGATTGCGATGGAGTCGATGTCGAACAGAATGTCCGAGCGCCAGGAGCCGCGGGGGTTGAGGTACTTCTTGGCGGCCTTGCCGGTGAAGTCGCGGGCGACCCACCCGCGCCAGTGGCCGCCGGCGAGGATAGGCACGACGATCCGGTTGGCATAGCGCCCGGAACCCAGGACGCACCCGATCTGGAGCCGCCGGATGGTGTCCGCGGACACGCCGCGCTTGGCGAGGTACTTCCGCGCCGGCGCCGCCGACATCGCCTTGAGCCCGTCTCCGTACCCGAGCGGCAGGAACCCTTCGGGCGGCTGGCGCGCCTCCTGTCCAGTATCTACCGAAACCGACGCCAAAGTGTCGGTGAAGTCGTCCGGCTCCAGGGAACCGCCCGTTCCGCAACGGAAGCAGTGCCAGTGGCCGGTCGAGGGCTGGAAGCTGAAGGTAGAGTCGGTCTTGCAGGGTGGGCAGAATGGACATGGGCCGCGCCACCAGCCGGATGCGCGCGGCTTCGTTTCTCGCGCGGCTGCATGGGCTAGCTCCCGGCGGGAAGACATCAGCCGCGCCCCGCCGCGAACCGAACCATCATCCCGACCTGGGCACAGGCGAAGTCGAGCGGCATGGGGCCGGTCGTACCGCGCGCCTTGCCGGTGCGGTTCTTGGGCAAGTGAAACTCGATGGTGCTCTGGTCCTCGTCTACCTCGGCGACGAGCAGCTTGTCGGCGACCCGAACCTTGCCCATGCCGTCCGCGAGGTCGTCGGTGCCAATCTTCTTCCGCTTGGGGCCGGTCGAGGACACGCCCTTGGGCTGACTCACCGTCCAGCCCCAGCACATCAACTCGTCGTGGATGAGCCGGCGCAACTCGGTGTACACGCGCTTGACGCGCTCGTGGCCGGGGATCTCCATCTTACTCGCCCGGATGGTCAGGTCGTCCGCGCTGTCCACTACGAGCAAGTCTACCGGGCGCCCCTCCTCCACGCCGCGCTCACGGCACCAGCGCCGGATGTCATCGACCGTCGTCGCGCCGGGCGTGAAGTACCGCACCTTGTATGGCCCCCACTTGCCCTGCCGCGAGTCGTACAACCGCTGCGCCTGCACCCGCCCGGGGCCGGGCTTGGTCATCGCGTCGATGGGGACGCCGGTGATGTTCGCCATGACGCGGAGGCCCCAGGTCGCCTCGCTGACCTCGGTGGTGGCGACCGCGACGTGGCAACCTTCCCACACGCCCTGCCCGGCGAAGTGGGCCATCGTCATGCTCTTGCCGCCGCCGGTCGCGAGGCTCACCAACCCAAGCTCCCGCTTGGGTAGGCCGCCGCCCAGGAGGTCGTCCAACTCGCCGACGCCCGTGGATAGACACTTGGTCACGCCTTCGGTATCGACCTCGGCCCAGAGCGCGTTGGTGGCGAGTTGAAGCCCGGACCGCTGCTCCGCCTTCCCAAGCTGGGCGGCTCGGGAGAAGAGGTCGATCACCGGCGCCATGTCCTTCCGGTTGGCGTGAAGATCCATGCTCGCCCGGATGGCGTCCGCCTCAACGCGCCGCCGGATCACGACTACCAACTGGTCAACCACAGCTTCCAGGTCGGGGGTCGGCGCGTCGTCGAACACCTCAAAGTAGTTGCCGACCGCGAGGACTTGCTCCTGGGTGACCTTGCCCTCGTTCATCCGGCGGCGAAGATGCTGGATGACGTACAGCGGGCTTGAGACGGGAACGCCACGCTCCGCGTCAAGCTCCCGGGCAGCGGAGAGCGCCAGCCGCGCGACCTCGGAGTCGAGCGCCGCCGGGTCGATGGCGTGGCCGATGCGGGACCAGAAGCCGGGATTAGAACAGGAGAGGCCGACAGCTTCCCGCTCGAACTCGGGCTGGAAGCGGTAGGGGTCAACTTTCGAGGGAGGGCTCACGGGCAGGTTCTCCAGATGAAGGCGCCCTTGCGGGCTTCGTCGTACTGGACGGCCTCTACTACTTCCGCGGCAACCGCGATTTTACGCACGGCTGCGTCAAAATCTTTTCGGCCGCCCGGGAAGTGCCGGAGGACCACAGCCTGTACAGCCTCCGGGGTAGCCGCGTCGAGCACCTCCTCGGCCATCTGCTCCCAACGCGCCCGGAGCGCCCGAGCGTCGGAGCCATACAGGATTTGACCGCCGCCGCAAGGGTCCGCGTCGTGGTCGAACATCCTGATGCCGGCGGCGACCCAGCCCTGATGGATGATCCGCTCCAGCCTGGGCATGCTGTCCGCACCATGCTCCGCCCGCCAGTTGCCGACGTTCCAGACTACCCAGGAGAGCGGAGCAATGCCTGCGTTCCGAAGCATGACGCAAGCGTCCCGGATGCGCTCCCGCTGGGGCTTCTTGGGCTGGCCGAACTTGAACGCTGTGCAGGGCTTCCCGGTCAGAGCCGTGAGCCCAACCCGGTAGGCGTCCAGGAACCGGCTGACTAGCCGGGCCTCATCGTCCGATGCCGCGAACTTGGGAGCCGGCGGCATCCGAGCAACCGGGAGCGCCGGGAAGCTAGGCGGCATCCCGGCAGACTCCAGCTTGGCGAATCGAAGGTGATACCCGACCAGCGGCACAGGAGCCGGTGGAGGAGCCGAGGCTTCCTGGGAAGCCGGTGGGGTGGGTGGCTCCGGCTCCAACTCCAACGCCGGCATCTCGGGTTCTGGGAAGCCGGCGAGGCGGCGCATGACAGCCCGGATCTGGTCGAGGTCGGGAGTCGGCTTCAACCCTGACTCCTGTGCCGCCGCAATTTTTTGCGGCGGCGTCGAAGACTCGAATTGCACCCTGACTTCAGACGGGAGTTCTACTCTCTTCTCTTCTTCTTCTTTATTCGGTGGACCAACTTGATTATTTGGGGGCGGACCAACTTGACTCCACGTCGGACCAACTTGATTATTACCTGCCGGGATTGCTGCGGGATTCGGAAAGCACGTCGGACCAACTTGATTGTTTTGGGAGCCTGGGCGGCACGTCGGACCAACTTGATTATTCTTGGGGGGTCCAGCCCCCAACTTTCTGGGGGGTCCAGCCCCCAATCGGCGCCCTCCGTGGGTGTTCAACCAACGTTCGTAGACAAGATGCGCTTCGTGGGGGATCGTTACGCTGCCGTCCGGCTGAATCTCGCCGAAGACCTCGACACGGTGAACCCATCTGCTGGCCGTTCCGGTTGGACTCTCCCGATCCGGCACCTTGACGTAGGCTAGTCCGATGCCGTTGGGCCTGTTCAGCCCGCGCGGGAGCGTCACGTCTACCGGGAACTCGTGTATCGCTGGGATGTGTCCGCGGTGTTCGAGCAGTTTGAACCCGCGCAGCCGAACGAGCGCGCGCTTCACCTTGGCCGGTGTACCGCCCTTGATCCGCCCGGCGATGGCTTCCCGGGTCATGGTGCAGAGCCCGTTGGTGGCCTTCTGAACGTGATAGACGAGCGCCCAAACCGGGTGTGCTGACCGGAGCCAGCGGCGGAACTCTTGGTCGGTGAGGGAGTTCACACGCCGGCCTCCTTCAAGAACCTCTTGCGGCGTGGAGGGGCGACGATGTATCTATGGGTCACGGCTGTGGCCTCCGCTTAAGGCTGCTGTCGAGAGCGGCGCACCCTTCGCGGGGGTAGCGCCGTTCGTGTTTGAGGACCCTAGCCGATCTGAGGTCGGTGGTCCAGGGATGTTGCCCTCCCGCCCCCTACTCGCCTCCGCGGCGGCTGACGACTCCGCCGCTGACCCGGACGAGGGAGGTCTTGGCGCGGGTGACGGCGACGTACATGAGGTTGTCCTCCTCCTGGTCCCGGCTCCAGCGGTAGAAGCTGTCCTGGAGGATGTAGACCGTCTCCCGCTCCAGGCCCTTCGCCTTGTGGACGCTAGAGAGGACGATGACCTCCGCGTCGTTGACGCCCTCCGCGAATAGGTGGTTGATGCTCGCCTCCATCGTGCCCATGCTCTTGGCGTCCGCGGCGAGCGTGAGCAGCGTGTCCGCCTGATCGCGGAGGTGGTCGAGCTTGTTCTGCGCCTTGGGGCCGGCCTTGAGCAGCCGAGCTTCCGCCCGCGCGACGAACGTGGTCAACCGCCCGATGAACTCCGGCACGCTGCCGTGGTAGCCGACCTTCCGCATCATGCCGAGGAGGCCGGCGGCGATGTCCCGCCCTTCGATGCGGGCGCGCTTGCCGGCCTTGAGCAGCCGCATCGCCGTCCCGACCAGCGGCGCGTTGAGCCGGGAGAGGATGAAGCATCCCGGCTGGGCGGCCTGGAGCATCTTGTCGTAGAACATCTCGCTGACGCTACCCTCGGGCGCGGTGGGCGCCGCGGTGAAGTCCGGTACGAGCTTGGCGGCCTCGGCGACGATGGCCTTCCCGCAGCGGTAGGTAGTGTTCAGCGGAAGCTCCGCGGCCCGGAGTTCGCCCTTCATGCGGTCGATGGCGTTCGAGTCTGCGCCGCGGAACCCGTAGATGGCCTGCCGGTCGTCTCCAACGACGAGGATGCGCCCGCCGCGCTTGCAGACCCGCTGCGCGAGGAGGAGTTGTGCTTGGTTCATGTCCTGAGCCTCGTCAACGATAACGAGGCTGTAGGTGCCCTTCGTCCAGCCTATCGAGATGGGCAAGTAGATCATGTCGTCGAAGTCGATCTCTCCGTCGTAGGTCTGGGCGAGCTTCATGGCCGCGATGGCGGCCCGGGCAACGTCGTTGACGGTCCAGCCGTCCTCGACCATCTCCTCGTCCGGGTCGCAGTCGAACTGGTAGGCGAGTTCGACCATGCCGTCCTCGGTGGGGAAGGGCAGGGCGCCCTTGGCGACCGACGCGAGCTTCTTCACCAGGGTCACGACCTTGGCCGGTGCACCCGGCGCCGCCGTGGTGGCGAGCCGCTGGCCGCGGTCCTTCTCGACCGTGATCTTCGCCCAGTATTTTCGGACGATGGCGAACCCGACGCTGTGCAGCGTCTTGGCCGCCGCCCTGCCGTCGGTGAGCCGCGCCGCTAGTTCGCTAGCGATGCGGGTGTTGAAGGCGGCGAACAGGATGCCCGTCTCGGGCGCGTACTGGACGGCCTCCAAGACCGTCGTGGTCTTGCCGGTGCCCGCGCGGGCGCGGACGACGAGGTTGCCTCGGCCGGTCTTAGCCCAAGCGAAGATGGCCTGCTGCTGGGGGCTCCAAGTACGGGCGGGGGTTGCCGTCATCTTTATCTCCTCGGTCGGGTTGACCGTGAGAAGACTCTACCCGCCCTTTCGAGGTTTGTCAACCTTGCGCGTCGATATTTTTGGCCGCTCCGCCCATCACGCTAAGTGCGCCGGGGGAGATGACCACGACCTCGTGGCCTTCCTTGCTGTAGGCTTTGAACCGCCCGAGCGCGTGACTCGCCATCCACCGCTGGCCGCGGTCCATGAGGTCGTAGACCTCGAACTCGTCCTTGCCGGCGAAGGCACGCATCCCACGTCCGATGCGCTGGAGGGTGGCGATGGTGGACTTGCCGCCGGAGCCGATGATCACCGACCGCAGGGAGGGGATGTCGATGCCTTCCTGGAACACGACGTTGCAGATGAGCAGGTCGAGGTCGCCCCTGGTCAGCCGGGTGATCTTCTCCCGGCGCCGCTCCACGGAGTCCGAGCCCCAGACGAACATGACCCGGAGGCCGGCCCGGGACAGGGCCTTTTCCATCGCCTTGCCGTGGGTGATCTCCTTCACGAAGAGGAGTGCCGGCTTGGCGGCGGCCAGGGCTGCGTCCACCAGCATCCGGTTGCGCTTCTCCGAGCGGACGATGAGCGCCCGGTACACCTCTTGGTGGTTCGCAGCGGCGCCCGGGCGGAGCGTGGGCTCCGGCTGGTCACAGTCGATCATGCGGATCCGCGGCTTGGACAGCGTACCGTCCGCGATCAGCCGCTCCGTCTTGATCCGGTACACCACGCGCCCGGTCGCGGCCATGACGAGCAGCCCGCGGCGGTCGGTACGGTCCAGCGGCGTGCCTGACATGGCGATGCGGTAGAAGGCGTTGGGGAGCGCCATCACGCAGGCCCAGAACGTGTCCGCCGCCAGGGTATGCCCTTCGTCGGCGATGAACCCGCCCACGCTGGCGGCTAGCGCCCTGGCCTTCTGGTGGAGGGGATGCCCGGCGTTGGAGATCGCGGTGTGGAAGGTCTGGAACGTCGTACAGGTGAGCCGCTCACCCTCCGCCCACTCGCCTCCGCCGATGCATCCGGCGGTGTCTCCCGTCCGCAGCGTGTACCGATCTGCGGCATCCCGGACAAGCTGCTCCCGGTGAACCAGGAAAAGCCAGCGTACCGGCATGAGCCTTACGAGCCCGGCGGCGATCTCCGTTTTGCCGCTGTTGTGAACGACGATGCCGTTGGCGAGGAAGTTACGCGGTTCACCCTTCATCGTCAGGTCGAACGTCTCCTCCGCGCCTGCCGCCGCGATGGCGGTCACCCTGGACAGCGCGGTGCTCGCGGCGACATGCCGCCAGTTCTTGGCCCGGCCGTGCAGCGCCGCGTGATCCCGTACCGGCAAGATGACAAGGTTGCCGTGGTCGTTGTTGGTCGGGTTCTCGTCCGTATGGTGAACGGATGACACGCGAGGATCGAGAAACTGCAACCCGTCCACTTCTCCGGCCCGGATACACGCCAAGAACGTGTCCAGCGTGTAGCCGGAGAGGTGCGCCTCGGCCACCAGACGGTGCAGCGGAACGCTCCAGCCGCCTTTTCCTGCGCGTACACCGCGCCGCCCCGCGAAGGGGTGATGCCGGAGCCCGCCGATCAGTTTGTACCAAGGCTTCTGCTTGGAAGGCCCCTTTACAGGAGGAGCCTCCACGAACACGCGGCTCTCCAGGGTCAACTCGGATAGCCTCCGCCAGCCGAATGGTGTGAGGAACAAGTGATCTGCCGTCGCCCGGATCTTGTGACCACTCTCTGTGGTGATCTGGAAGACCGGCTTGATGCCTGTACTGACGGCGGCAGCTAGCCGATGCAGCCGCACGGTGCCGTCCTCTGCCCGGGCGCGGAGCATGGTTGGGGTAGCCGGATCCCAGTGCATCCCTGCGCCCTTCTCTGGGTTCACTCGCGCTCCCTTGCCCCATGTGATGCGCGCGCCGTTGAACCGCGCGACGAGATCCCGCAGCGGCAGCTTGAAGCTCTTGCCCGCCCGGTTCACGCCTACCTCGGCGTCACCCGTGATGCAGCCTGTGGGCGCCCAGATGATGCCCTGCCCAGCCGCCACCGCCGCATCTACCGCGCCTCGCTGGTAGTCA